TGCAGGTCGACCAGTAAGTAGAGGTGATGTAGATATACTTAAAAAGGCCGGAGTTAAGGGAAGCCAAACTATAGGTGGGGTAAAGCTAAGTAATTTAACACGTCGTAAATTAGCTGATAGTATCTCGCAAAAAAATCTGATGCGGCAGTTGACTTTGCTTTCCAAATAGATAATTAACCGAGACCAGACGAGGGAGAGCCTCTTAAATTTATTTTTTGCTTCTTAAGAAGGGTAGATTATAATTTGTAAATGAGCAATATAAAATTTTCGGATAGCGAGTTATATGAGCTTTTATTAGAGGTTTGTAATAATGAATGTATGCCTACTCCGGTATGTTCTTTAACACGATGTATAGATGGTAAAGATAAACATATGACTGCTGAAGCTACTTCTATTGGTACAATTGAAACAATATCTACAGCTGTAGGATCGTCTAAAGAGTCTATAAAAGAATATATTAGTAAATTTATTAATGAGTCTCTTAAAAAGTATAATAAATCATTTTGCTTTTATCCTTTCAAAATACTCAAATCAAATAAAGGTTCTTCACTTATTTTAAGAGGTGCTTTTCAAGAAGCTGGTTGGAAGACTAATTTTAGGGTTATGGATAAACAGCGTATAAAAGATGAATTAGATAGATACGAACAAGTATAGTTGATTATCATAAATTTAAGCTATAATAATATTATGATTTATACGTCTTCAAAAAGAATTGAACTTGGATCAACTGCCTTTCGTCAACCTAATGCTGATTCGCATTGTAAGTTTGTACATGGATATCAGCTTAATGCTGAAATAACTTTCGGTTGTAAAGAGTTAGATAATAATAATTGGGTTTATGATTTTGGTGGTTTAAAAGAACTTAAGAGTATTTTTAATAATCAATTTGATCATACATTAGTAATTGCAGGTAATGATGTCCATAGAGATAAATTTATTGCTTTAGGTGAAGTAGGAGCTGCTGATGTTCGAATTATGGAAGGTGGAGTTGGTATTGAAAAGTTTGCCGAGTGGGTATATAAGACGGCTGATACTTACGTTGATGAATCTACTGATGGTAGAGTATGGGTTGAAAATGTAACTGTATTTGAACATAGTAATAACTATGCAAGTGTAAGTAGGCCTGTTAAAGAGGGTACTTTATATAAAGACGAAGAAGGTAAAACTACTTACGTATCTCATGAAGAATTTGAAAGAACTTGGAAAGAGTGGTCAGAAAAAGGTAAGATTCCTGTAACAGAAGAAACTAAAGAAGATACACAACCTGAGCAGAGTAATCCTAATCCTCAAAGACATGCAGGTGGAGCTAAAGTTGGTCCTAATAAAACTACAGGCAATTTTAGCGATCCTTTCGCAGGTACTACATGGGGCAATAGTTAAGCACCAAGTATCTTACAGATATATCGTAGTATTTTACTTCTTACAATTTCCGAATTACCAAATCTAAAGGAACTTATTCCATTTTCAACACAATCAACTGTTGAAAACTTCTGATATACTTCACTAAATCCTGATTTATTAATATCAGATTGATGTGTATCTCCACACACAACATATTTCGTATTTCTACCAAATCGTGTTAAGATAGTAGTAAGTTCACCTTTAGTTAAATTTTGTGCTTCATCTACTATTACAACACAATTATTAAAAGTTAGACCTCTTACAAAGTTAACAGGTATAGCTTCTATCATTCCTTTATTTTTAAGTACACCACAAGTACTATCGCTAGTAATTTCTCTAACCTTTTCAATTAAAGGCATTGCATAAGGTAAGAATTTATCATCGACTTCACCTGGTAAAGAACCTAGACTCTTTGCTGCAGATTCAATTACTGATCTAATGTAGATTATTCTTTCTACTTTTTCTTCTTTAAGTTCCTCTAATGCTGCATATATAGCAATATATGTCTTAGCAGATCCAGCAGGTCCGTCGACGAATACCATATTAGTGTTGGTATTTCTTATTTGAGAGTAGAACTCTTTATGATTATGATTAAGATAAAAAGGTCTTTTAATTTTGAAATCGAGTAAAAAATTATCTTTCATTTTTTCTTCGAAATCATCCAACTGCGTTTCACGTACAAGACGTGTAGCTTTTTTTCTCATGTTATTAATATTTAGTTGAATTTACCCTATAAACTCATATAATTGTATAGATGTCTGTAGATTGTGATAAAGAAACGTTGTTAGTATCTGATGATAAAGCCTTCTATACTCTTGAGGGTGAAGGTGAATTCGTAGGTATGCCTTCTGTATTTTTTAGAATGTCGATGTGTAATTTAACTTGTGAAGGTTTTGCATCTGAAGATTCTCCTCATGGCTGTGATTCATTTATTTCATGGTCTGTTAAGAATAAAATGACTTTTAATGAAATATTCGAATATTTCGAAGAGCATAAATTAGTAGATAAATTAAGAGAAGGAGCTATTTTTAAGTTAACTGGTGGTGAACCTATGGT